GGTACCTGATTGAGTCTGCCGGGTATCACGCCGCGACGGGCCTGTCTGTCCTCCATGCTGCCGCTGAGGGTGCGAAGGTCGGCGCTGCGGACCTTCGCGTCGTTGCTGACGGGCTGACCACGGCGATGACGGACTACCACTTCCCGGCGTCGCAGGCTGCCGATGTCACCTCGAAGATGATTGCCACGGTCGGCGCCGGTAAGACGACCCTGGGCGACCTCTCTGGTGCGATGGCTCACGTGCTGCCGTTTGCGGCCGCGCTGGGAATCGGCTTCGACAACGTCATGGGTGCGATGGCGACCATGACAGCGCAGGGCATTGGTGCCGACCAGGCGGCGACGATGCTGAAGTTCACCATCATGTCGTTGTCGAACGAGACCCCCAAGGGAGTCAAGGCCCTCAACTCGGTCGGCATATCCGTCCAGCAACTGACAGACGACCTGAAGAACAAGGGCCTGTCTGGGACGCTGGCCGAGATCACCGACGCGATCGGCAAGAAGTTCCCGAAGGGCAGCGCGGAGTACAACCACGCGCTCGCGGCCATCGTTGGCGGCACCCGAGGTATGGGTGCCACGCTGGCACTGACCGGGGGTAACGCCAAGACCCTCATCGCCAACATCAAGACGATCAGCGGCGCCACGACGGAAGCTGGCGGGCATGTCAAGGGCTTCGCGCTGACTGAGGAAACCCTCGCGGAGAAGATGGACAAGGCGAAGGCGTCTGTAGCCGCCATGGCCATCAAACTCGGCAACGATCTGCTCCCGGCAGGTATGGCCGTGATGGACTTTTTCAACAACACCGCGATCCCTGCGCTCAAGAACTTCGGCACGTTCATCATGGGCACGGTTGTGCCCGCGGTCCAAACGTTCTTCACCTTTCTGTCCGGCAATGAGGCCAAAAAGGGCGCCGGCAGGTTCACTGAGATCGCCAAGGCTGGGATATGGGTCCGGGATGTCATGGAGAAGATCGTCCCCCCGGTCCAGGTGTTCTTCGCCTTCCTCACGGGCAACAGTGCTGGAATCGGGGCTGGGAAGTTCACCGATGTGGCTAACGCCGCGCTGTCAATCCGTGACGCTCTTGGCAAGGTCGCCGTGGTCATTGGAGTAGTGGTCACTGCCCAGATCGCGTGGATGACATTCGTCTACGGGACACTGATCCCGGGCCTGATCTCGATTGTGCTATGGATGAACAACAACCGCACCGCAGTTGAGGTCATCGCAGGTGTCATCACGACCCTGTTGCTACCGCTCCTTGTCACCCTCGGCGTGAAGGCGCTGGTCTCCGGTGGCCAGCAGGTCGCGGCGTGGGTCATGTCCAAGGTCAACGCTGTCACCTCCGCGGCTGCGCAGGTCGTGGCGTCCTATGTGATCGTCGCGAGTTGGGTTAGGCAGTCCGCCGCCGCAGTCGCGTCTGGCGCGGTGACGGTAGCGATCTGGGCGCTGTACAAGCGTGAGGCGATCAGTGGTGCGATCACGTCAGTGGCCTCCTCTGTTGCCGTGGGTGCGGCATGGGTTGCGTCGGCCGCATCGGCGACGGCGGCAGGTATCGCCATGGCTGCCGCGTGGGTCATCGGCCTCGGGCCGGTCGCGTGGGTCATCGCTGGCATCGCCGCCCTGGTCGCAATCATCGTGGTCGTCGCCACGAAAACGACGTGGTTCCAAACCGCTTGGGAATACGCGACGGGCGCGATCGGCGCCGCGTGGCGAATGCTGTGGAACGTTATCCTGGCGCCGATCTTCCGGTTCATCCTCGACGGCATCGGGTCCATGATCGGTGGGCTCTCCAACATGCTCATGGCGTTGAGCCACGTCCCAGAGTTCGGGTGGGCCAAGGACGCAGCGACCTCAATGCGCGGCGCCTCAGATCAGGCGCACGCACTGGCCAACGGCATCACAGACATCCCTGCCACGAAGAAAGTCGACATCTCTGTCACGGCGAACTACTCGCCGAAGGCTCAGCAGGTTCTAAGCCTCGCCAACCTGACGAACAAGCGCGCCGCGTTGGGTTTCCGTTTCGCCAGCGGCGGTGTCGTTCCTGGCTCAGGATACGGCGACACCCAGCCGGCGATGCTGACGCCGGGCGAGTTCGTGGTGCGCAGGGACGGCTCCAACATCGCGGACGCGCTGAACCACTTCGACGCCAAGGCTGCCACTCCCGCTGCCGGTTTCGACTACGACCGGATGGCTGCCGCCATGAGCCGCGCGCAGATCGTCCTTGACGGCAAGAATGTGGCTCGCTCAGTGGATCAGCGATTGGCGCCCCGATGAGAACGGTCAGCATCGGCGGCATCCTCCTCGACGTCAACGACGGCACCTCCCTGCGCGTTGTTGAGGATCTGCCCGGTTGGGATGACGCCCCTGACGTTCGTAATGGCTTGCAGGCCAAGGCGCAGCAGGACGGCGACTGGGACGGCACCGGGTTCTCAGACGCACGGACGGTCGGTATCGCGGGTCTGGTGCAGGAGGCGACCACACAGGCCGCCTACGCGGTGCTATATCAGCTCGCGGCGTTGCGCCCACAGTCCCTCCAAGAACTTGTCGTCGTCAACGATGCGATCGGCTCGCTGTCGGCCATGACGCGAGTGACCGTGAGCATGAAGCCGGTGTGGGACGGCGACCGTTCCTTCGAGTACACCCTGACCGTGACAGCCCCGGACCCACTCAAGTACGGCCCGCCAACCTTCGACACGGCGACCCTCTCGACGTCCACGCCGGGCGCGGGGAAGGTCTACCCGGTGGACTACCCGGTGGACTATGGCATCGCCCCGGGTGTGACCCCTGGCGCGGTGGCTGTGGCCAACGCTGGCACGGCCGCGTATTGGCCTCGTCTGCGCATCGCCGGCCCGGTCACCAACCCGGTTGTGACGCTGGTCGAGTCCGGGGCGTGGGTCCGATTCACGGGTTCCCTGCTCGCGGGCCAGTTCCTCGACCTGGACATGGCCAACCGTCGAGTCCTCTTGCAGGGGCAGGTGTCGGTGCGCCAGAACGTGTCCTCAGCCGGTGACTGGCTGTCCGTCCCGCCCGGTGGCGGGTCTGTTACGTGGTCGGCTGATGGTGCCGATCCTGCTGCGCTTTTGTCCGTTTGGGGCTACGAAGGGTCGTACAACTGATGGCGACATACGAGTACCACAACGCTGGGAACTCCGAAGCGCAGGAGAAGGTGGCCCTGTCGCGACTGTTCGCCCCGGACCCGGATGGTGTCCGGGCTGCGACCGGTGTCCTTGGCGGGCTGGTCGTCTCACAGACCGCTACGGCGTCAGGTTCGGTGCACATCGTGTCAGGTTCGGCCGTGGTGCATCCGACGATGTACGTGGGCGCGTCGCTGCTGGTGAACGACTCGGGCATGGATCTGGACGTCTTCACGACCAACCCGATGGGCGGCCTGCCACGTAACGACATCGTCGTCTTCGACTCCCTGACCGCGAGTATCATGGTTATCGTCGGCACCCCGAACGCGACCCCGACAGACCCGACCGTGCCTGCCACTGCGGACGCTTTGGCTCGGCTGCGGAACCTCGCCTCAGCCACGACGATCCCGACTGCGCAGATCGACCAGCTGCAGGTGCCCACGGCGCTGCTCGGCGCGGCTGACGAGAACAACGCCATCCGCGGCATCCCGTTCGCTGGGGCGTCAGTCACGAAGGCTGCGAAGCGTATCCACTGGGGCACCTACACGGGCACCACAAACGCCAGCAGTGAACTCGTCATCACCCACGGGTGCGGCTTCACGCCGACCGTCGTGGTGCCGATGAACAACGGAGTCTCGAGCAACCAGGCCATCACCGTCTACTCGGTGACATCCACGACGGCGACCGTCGCATGGCGCACTGCTGCGGGTGGCACTCTCGTGTCGACCGCTGTGACGTGCGCAGTGTTCTTCGGGGAGTAGTCGTGTTTGAGGTCTATGCGACCCGATGGGACGACGCGCACATCGTCGTTGCAGCGCGGTAGAATAGAAGCGCCCCCGGCTACCAACCGGGGGCTGACCCACTACTCGACCTAACCGAGGAGCAGGCTCCATGAAGGCTACCCGATGTTCCATTGAAGGCTGCGGACGCAGTGTCTACGCCCGCGCCGTATGCCGCAGCGATTACGACAAGATGCGCAAACGTGGAGAGATCCCTCCGCTTCCCCCAGTCGCTGAGCGGATCCGTCGACGGCTAATCGAACAGCCCAACGGCTGCCTCGAATGGACGGGAGCAACAGGCCGTGACGGCTATGGGAACATCCGCTTCGGCGGCGGCGTGCACTTGGTACATAGAGCGGTATGGGAACTAGCGAACGGGCCGATCCCAGAAGGATTAGAGGTCTGCCATCACTGCGACAACCCGCCCTGCGCGCAGACAGACCCGACAGAGGGATACCCAGACGGGCACCTGTTTCTCGGGACCCACGCCGACAACATGGCCGACCGTGACGCCAAAGGCCGTCTGTATCAACTAAAGATCACTCATTGCCCGCAAGGCCATGAGTACGCAGGGGAGAACCTCTACACATACCCGGACGGCAGGCGTCGCTGTCGAACGTGCAGTAGGGCAGCGGATCCGATCTACAAACGCAACAGACGCATCAGGGAGGCTTTAGGCCGTGCCTCGATATGAAGTGTTCGCTACCCGTTGGGATTCAAACTTCATCGTGGAGGAGCTCATCCCGGCCCGCGGGCTTGAGTTCACCCTGCCCTTGTCCGACCACGGCGAGGCGTCGTTCTCCGCGACAGTGGAGCCGCGGCGCTCGTTCTGGCGGCCCGCCCTGTCGTGTGCGATGTCCGGGATCCTGATCTGCTCTGACGGCGTTCCGGTGTGGTCGGGGCAGATGTTGGGTGAGCGTCAGTCCGGCCCGCGCACCTTCGACTTCACCTTCGCCGAGTGGGGCAGTTTCTTTGAGACCTGCCCCGCCGTCCCGTTCGCGCTGACTGGGACGAACGACCACGTGTTGCAGCGGCGGCTCATCAGTGACGCTCAGGCCGTGTCCGGGCAGGACGTGGGGATCATCCTCGGAACCACGCTGGGGGCAACCGCCTCGGACCTGACGATCAACGCATGGGATACGACCACCGTCGAGGAGGAGTTTCGGCGGTTGGGTGAGCACGCCGGTGGCCCTGAGTGGTACTTCAACACGACCGGCACCTTTGAGAACCCGACCCGGACCCTCATCCAAGGCGACCGCCTTGGCTCTGTGGATCCGGTCACGGTGCTCGAGTACGTCGAGTCAACCGAGGACTACGTGCCACCCGAGGCCCCGCCCGTGGTGACCCTGCTCGGCTCGCTGTTCCCTGGCGCGCAGCCTTACGCCGTGATCGGTGGGCGGCGTGGGGGCAACGTCATCAGCCATCCGGCGCGGCAGCAGTCACCGGGCATCACGGCCACGAGGGCGGTTGGCGCTGGCGACCAACTGGCGCAGTTGCGGAAGTACGCGACCGCGACCGCGCTCCTCACCGCGGGCTACCCGCTGAAGACGAAGACAGCGACGTACACCGACGTCGTGATCGAGGCGACCTTGCAGAAGCACGCCGACGCTGACCTCGCGGCCGGTTCGGGCATGACGACGGTCTACACGTTGACGACGTTCGAAGATGACCCGGACTGGACTGGCGTGGCTCGTGGCGACACGGTCAGAGTTGAAATTGATTCAGATTGTTATGCAGGGGAACGACCTCTGATCTTCACCAGTCGGGTTCTGGACCTTGCCGTTCATGTCCCGGATGATGGAAAAGTCCAATGTAATTGGACGCTGGCTGATGTGAAGGACTACTGATGAGTCGCTCAGCGCAGCCACAGCAGCGACACGGACAGGTCTGCAGCGTTGGCCGCACTAGTTGCCCATGCCGCATTCCCCGTCAACCCCCACAGGACGATGCTGACCGTCCCGCCACTGGTGAGCCCGGTCAGCGTCGTGGTGAGCGCGGTCACTGAAGTATTGGCGCCACCCGCTAAGACTGGTATCGGGAAGCCGGACTGAGTGGCTGCTCCAATCGTGATCTTCGAGTACAGCGCGTCGACGGCGGCTGTGCTGTTTACCGCATTGAGCCGACCCGCGGCCATGACTTGCATCTGCGTGAACCCGGCCGGAACGACGACCGAGATTGTCACCTTTGCCACCCATGCGGTAGTGAGGCCGAAGTTCGACGCATCCAGCCATCTCGACTCTGGTTCGACCGGGCTGGTCAGTGCGTCATTGTTGATGATCCCCGCGGGCAGGGACAAGGTGCCGGTGATAGCCGCGTTGCCGCCGATGGTCGTGTTGCCGTCGAAGGCTGCGGTGCCATGGACTGCCAACGGGCCGTTGACCGTCTCGGAACCATCAACCACCAACGCGCCGGTGACGTCCAGTTCACCGTCAACCGTCGTCACACCCTCGGCCGTCGGGGACAGCCCGGAACGGTTGAAGGAACTGCTCTGCTGCTGACGCTGCGCCGTCCGAGCCTGCTGACGGAGGTAGCGTTGCAGGCTCGGCCCAGTGCTGGGCAGCTTGCTCATTGTTGTGCCTTTCGTTGGGATGGCGCTGGGGGCGGTTAGGACGACCGTGCCGATGAGTACGGCTGCGATGAGTGCTGCAGCGGTGCGCTTGCGGCCGCTCATGACTCTTCTTTCTTCGTGCTCTCGGTTGTCACGTAGGACTCTAGCGCCGCGCGGATGACCTCGGAGAGGTATTCGCCGTTCTCATCAGCCTTGGCTTGTGCCGCTGCCCACAGTGCATCGGGTACGCGGACTGCTCTCCTGCTCATCGGTTTCCTTGGTGCCATGCCATCAGTATGCGCACACGTGGCGACATTCGTCAAGACACTACCCCCGGAGGTTCCTCGTGACCACGTACACGTTCACCGGTGCCGTCGCTTACGACAGGTTGGGCAGCAGCTGGCGCACTGCTGCGGGTCTGCGCTCCGTGTCCGTCACAGACCCCGCCACCGGGCTGCTACCCACCAACCTCATCCAAGGCGGCGTCGCAGTGTCGTGGCTGACCGCCGACGCCAACTCCCGCTACAGCTTCACCTGTGACGTCCCCGGCGTCGTCGTGGACTTCGGCGCGGGCGCGGAAGCGTTGTACGCCAACGAGGTCCCCGGCCTCGCCATCGCAGCCGGTGGGGTCAACGGGGCCGCCATCGACGCGAGGATGAAGTGGGCACCCGCCACGGCCTACACGCTCGGGCAGCAGGTCCTGTCCCCGAACAGCGACGTCGTCAAAGCCAACGTTGCGCACACGTCCGCCGCGGCCTACGCGACCGACGTGGCGAAGTGGACGCTAAGTAACTCCCTCGTCTACTCAGCCGCCGGCTATGCGAGCCTGTCGGCTGCTATCGCCGCGATTCCGGACGGCGCCACGCTGCTCCTGCCTGCGGGGACATATGCTGCCGCATCCATCGCCACGAACAAGAACCTGACGTTCGTGGGGCACGGTCCACGAACCACGATCATCGCGTCATCGGGCGCATTCGGTAACATCGCATCCACCTTGGCGGGAGCTGTGCTGCGGTTCCGAAACATCGGGTTCACCGGCTCTACCTCGGCGTGTGTGCTTGTTTCAACCGCCCCGTCAGCGGCTTACTTCGAGAACTGCCGGTTCACCGACTTCCTGTTGTACGCCATCCAGTCCTCCGGCGTGTCTGTGTATGCCGATCAGTGCGAGTTTGATGGCAAGGGTGCCGGAGTCGGTACCGCGATCATCGTCAACAATGGCGCGCCCGTGGTGCGTCTTCGGAACTCAACGCTGCGTTACCTGTTACGGGGCTTGTCTGTCACCAACGCGGGTGGCCGCACCCAAGATGTAAAGGTCACCGGATGCAACATCGACGGCGGCTGGCGCTACGTGAAGACCAGCGGCGGCACCGGCTCGGGAGGCACCGTCACCTACTCCTCAACCACCGTCACCGATACGGGGGCAGCGTTCTCCGGCATCGCGGTGGCGACGCCGGTTCGCGCCCTCGCAGTGAAGCGCGCCGGAACCATGACCACGATCGGCGTGCGCCGCGTCACCGACTCTGCGGCGAACTTCACAACGGCCGGCGTCCTGTCCGGTGACATTCTGCGTACCTCCACGCAGTGGGGCGTCGTGCAGAGTGTTGTGTCGTCCACCGTTCTCGACGTGGAGGAGTGGTTGACCCTCTCGGACTATCAGCCGACAGGCCAGCCCACCACGACTACTGCCTACACCGTGTATGGGGTGCTGACCGGGTATATCACCGGGTCTACCTCCACGGTGCTGACGGTGAACGCCTGGGCCGACACTAACGGTGCCGCCTCGACGCCAGCGTCGGGCACGCTGTACGAGGTGATTCCCAAGATCGACTATCAACTGTTCGTTCAGGACGTGGATGCTGTCACCGTCACCGGCAACACAATCCGCCGGTGCTTGACGGATTCGGTGGCGGCATCAACGGGGTGCCGCAAGGTGATTATCACCGGGAACACCATCAGCGAAGGCCGCGACATGGGCATCACCGTGGAGGACGCCAGTGGCAACGCTGGAACTGCCGCATTGGTAGCCAACAACCGGATCACCCGACAGGCTACGGGCGGTATCTTCCTCGGCGGATACGCCGATGCCCTGATTAGTGAAAACCAGATCGAGAACGCCGGTATGGGCGTGGGCACCGCCCTGGGCGGGATCGAGATACAGGGCACGTCGGCCCGCGTCAAAGTGAGCGACAACACAATCACCCGCACAGTCGGCAACGGGCTCTATGCGATCCACCTCTCGGAAACCATAACCGGAGCGGACCTATCCAACAACGCCTACGCCGGGTACACCACCAATGACATTCAGATCGACGGTGTTGGAGTGACAGCCGTGACGGGCACGTTCCAGCACGGGACGCGACTCAACCTCACTGCCTCTGCGGTCGGGCCTGTTGGGCGGTTCGGCGGAACTGGCGTACCAGTAGTTCCCGCCTCTGCGGGTTCCGTGTTCTACCGGACGGATGGTGGCGCGGCGACCTCGTTCTATGTCAAGGAGACCGCTTCGTCGTCCACGACATGGGCTGCCAAGTAAGGGCTGGTCACCGTCACATATGTCCCGGTTACGCCCGCCCTGATCTGACCCACCCCCCGACCCCACCGCCGCGACCAGCGACGACGGGGACCGAGCATCAACCCAACCTGAAGGGCTGACCATGACCGAGGCTACACAGCCACGCGAAGACAAGACTTTGGCTGCGACACTCACCCGCATAGAAGTCAAAGTCAGCGAGACCGCCAAAGACGTCGTCAACGTCAAGGAACTTCTTGTAGACATCAAGGCCGAGGTCATCCAGCACCGTGGCCAGATCGGCGTGATCGAGTCGCACGTCCAGCAGCTCCAATCTGATGCCAAAGCGTCGGCCAAGGCTGTGATCGATGCGGAGGACGCACGGCAGACCACGGCGCAACTCTTGAAGGAAGCCACCAAGAAGGCACTGGATGACGCCAAGGCTGCCGACGACAAGAAGGTGCTTGACGCCAAGACGCTAGTCGAGCAGTCAACAACCACGTGGTCGAAGCGCCAGATTCTCGCGGGCATTGGCACGTTCATCGTGGCCATCATCGTCGGAGTCTTTGGGATCGTCTGGGCCATCAAGACCGGCACCCCGCCATCTGTGATCAAGCCATGACCGCTGCGCCGTGGTCGTGGCCCGCATCCACAATCGTCCGCGTGGTCGACGGCGACTCCATCGTGGCCCGGCTGACCC